TGGATTAAAATATACTCTATCGTCAACTTTTGAATCAAAATAATCTAATTTTTTTGCAAATGTAAATGAGTTTGGAATGAAAGTAACTATTGAGTTTGGACTATGAGGTATTCCCGTTAATCCTCTTTCAACCCTCAATATATTTTTATTTCTGAATATATTGAGAATATTGAGATTTTCAGTTCCAATACGTATACTACTACCAATTGATATATTGTTTGGAATATTTGAAACATATATTTCTGTTCCACCTATTGCTACAGCGGATGTTACTGTGGAAATTAATGTAGTTGATTTTGAAGGGACAGATATTCTGTGAGTTCCATTTAATCCTGAAAGACTTGACGATAGTCCAGAGAGGACTATATAATCATCATCATTTAAATCATGTCCATTTTGTGTAACTTTTATTTGATTCGAATTGTTCCAGGTAATAACAGAATTATTATATGATAAAGAACTTGTATTAATGTCTACAATATTTTTACCTTTTAATGAAGATACTGTTACACTCAAACCTCCACCACTGGTGCCAGTATTATCAAAGTTGACAACATCTCCAACAGAATATTGATCTCCAGAATTAATGATATCAAAATCAGTAATTGAACCAGAAAATACAGACTCTACTCTTATTTTTTGCTTTGTAATGTCGTCAATTTCTGTAATATAATCATATCCAGCGTTTAAATCTGAAACTTTATATGGTAAAGTATTTCTAAGAACATTTGAAGAGTCAAAATCAAATGATTGATCTAAAGAATCATTTTCATCCAAAGTTTCGGAATGATATTCATTACCAATGAAATATGGGAATACAGTATTTCCAGAAGAATTTATAGTAGCATAATATGCATAAACTCCATTTGGAAACTCTGGAGTTTTTCCAAATCTTCCATTTTTTTCGTCTAAATCACCACCATTTGTGAATTGATAATCCTCAACAAAAAATCCACTAGAGAAATTTGATGGTCTATCTACAACATTTGCAATATTTAAAGTGTATCCAGATGCCAATTTCTTAATTGATGAGTTTTCATCTTTTGGATCTGAATATCCATAAGGACCATAAATTGGATTTCCATCATATGCCCATCCAATTATTTTGGAAACACTTGGGTTTGGTAAATTTGCAGCAGTTTCTTTAAAAGATGTTCTTAATTTTGTAAAATATCCAGAAACTGTATATTTTAATTTATTTTCGGACTCTAATAAAACTTCATCTCCAAACTTAAAATTATAATTAACAGTCAGTGGTCTTATAGAAGTTCTAAATGAAGCATCAGATCCAGATGGTTTTACTCTAATAGAAGATGAAGTGGAATATGCAATACCTGGATTTACAACTATTACACTTGATATTGAACCATTTGTAACAATTGGTCTAACTATAGCTCCTGTTCCAGCGCCAGTAGGGTCGAAAACTTCTAGATCTGGAATTGAATAATATTCCGATCCACCATATTGAACACTTACAGATTGAACTTCTCCACCAATAATATTAGGAACTACATTACCGTCTTTTCCATTTTTTATTGTAATAATAGGATTCTGCTGATAATTTAATATTGTAGATCCGTATCCAGAACCTTTTTCATAAAGATACAGATCAGTAATTTTTCCTTTAACTACTGGTGTTACTACCAGTTCTTGATATTGCTGTGTTGCAGTCGAAAATCCAACTGGATTATACTTAATAGATACTGAAATGTTTGGATAATTAAAATATTGATATCCAGAACCAGTATCAGAAAATTTAACGTAATCACCTCTATCAAATTCAGTTGTGATTGTTCCTCCAATACCAGCATTACAGATTCTAAAAGAATCATCATCAATTTTAATAACAAAGTATTGATTGTTAGTTGAAATACCAGTTATCGCTGTGGTTTGAAAATCATATGTTACTAATTCGCCCGTATTAAATCCATGATTTTTAAAACTAATCGTATTGTTTTCTGTAGAAATTCCTGAAGTGGGTACTGTAAGTTTTCTATTAGTATATCCACTACCACCATTAATGATATTAATATTAGATATCTTATTCTTAGGTACTGCTGTTCTGAATTTATGAATTCCATCTGTTCCAGTAAAAAATCCGACCGTATTAATTCCTAAGGTATAATCTGATAATTTATTGAAAAGAGATATTGTAGTATTATTTTCAATCTTGGCAAAATATGATGAATTATTTGAAAGTGTGGATCCTCCTGTAATAATTAAATTCGAATTTCCATTATTGTTGTATACTATTTCTTCTCCATCTTGGAGATTGTGATTAGAAGTGAATTGAATTCTATTCAATGATGTGCTTATACCACCACCATCAGTAGATTGTCTACCATCAAAAGAGATTGATCTAAACTTTTTAACTAAAATAGGTTCTATTACAGCACCTGTCCCATTTCCTCCCGTAATATCAATTGATATTATTTTATCAATATCATAATCTTGTGTATCCACATAAACATCTGTAATTTCACCACTAACTACAGGTTGAACCAATGCCGTTGTTCCAGATCCAGTAGAAACATTTACTTGAGGTGGATTAATCACATCATAATTGCTTCCATTATTGAGAACTTTTACATAATCTAAAGGTCCATAATATACCCTATCAAAAGATTTGTAATTGGAAATTTCTACACCATTAATCAGCATTCCTGTTGTTCCTGGTGCAGTGGTTTTACCAGGAGATTTTATTTTCGTATTTAAAGGAAACTTTTTAAATATCTTTTGAATACCAATTTCATCCTCTCTTTGGGAATACAGTGAAAATGTGTGTGTACCTATTCCAGAAGTTGGCACAGAAAATGTTAAGTAGTCTGTTCCACCTATAAATGATCTGGAATTGTAAATCCTCATTTGCTTTGGATTTGACAAAATCTCAACATAATAAGATCCTGTATTCAACCCAACGAGTGGTGTTGATGATGGTTGATAGTAAATTCTATCACCAGTCACAAAAGGTATGATAGAATCACTCAATATAATTGAATACTTATTATCATTTATGTCTAATAATTTACTTTCAGAATCAAGTGAAAACTTAAAAATATTTTTAGTGATATTATATCTGTAACTATTATCTCCCGATGTTTCTCCAGAAGGTAACGAATTAGATGCTACGTATGCATAGTCGGAACCATCTGCATAAATGTTTTGAATATCGGATGTGACTAAATTGTTTCCAAATTCTATCGGAGTTGCAGAACTCTTTGCAGTGTTGATTTTTCTACGCAAATCATATTTTTTGGAAGAATTTACTGCAAAAGATCCACCAACCTTTACAGTATTACCCGAAATAATATTCTGAATATATGGATCATTGGTTTCTTGAACCAAAACATTACTATCTCTTTCCAATAATTCAACTCTGTCGCCAACTTTCAAACTTGATCTGTCAACATTACTTGAAAGAACGAAGTTAGAATCGAAAGAGTCTACCTTATATTTTGCAGCAGTATTATAAATCCAAGAATTTGCAAAAATTTCTTTATATGTCTTTTCCCCAGAAGGATTTTTAATTAAATCTCCAAGATTTTTAACTGATATGGTGCTTCCTTCAGTTACTCTAATATTTTCAGATTCTTTTACAAAATTTGAAATTACACCAAGTAATCTTACTTCTACTTTTTTGGATGTATCTCCATCCTGATATATGTAATAGGTATCATTTGATAAGATTAGGTCGTTTTTTCCTATTTCGGATACAATTCCGGAACAGTCCAAAAATTGGTTAATACTTTTTTTACTATAAGATACGGTATTGTTTCCAGATATTAATGTTCCACTTTCCGGAAATCCTATTGTAGAATCTACGGTTAATACTTCAGAACCAACAGATGCTGATAAAGTTGATTTAGTGCTTGGAGTTATTGTAAAATTACCTTCAACTGCAGAAAATTGATTATATCCAATAAAAAGAAAAAGTTTGTAAAATGTTTTAGAATCTCTCCTAAAAGGTTCTAAAGATGATATTGAAGCACGGGTTGTTTCATCAGAATTTTTTATTATTGTTTGACCAACTAATTTTGTAGCATCAAAATCATCTTCATCAAAATTTAAAGAAACAACTTCTGCTATTGCTACTTCTCTTTTTAAGTATTCTGAAAAAGATGGTTTGATTAGATATTGTTCTAAATTTACAACGGTTGGTTCTTCGCCATAGAGAACATTGAACAATATTCTAAATGATTCATCAGTTCCTTTTGAAGAATAAAAAGATTTAGTTTCTTTGAGAAAATTTGAAATTTTTAAATTGGAAGTAAAATTTATCTTTTGCAGTTCTGGTGTAAGAGTATATTTTATTTTTTCATAAAATTCTCTTAGGAACAAAGAACTTAAATTTTCTACCGTTGTTCCAGAACTGTGTGAAGATGCTGTTGTTTTAGAAAATATTAATTCTTCCTGGTCTAAATCTTGATGATATCCAGTAATACCGCTAAATCCACGAATACATCCAGTAAAAGTATTTCCACTAATTCCGGTATATGTTATAACTTCATCATCTATCTTAAAAAGACCATACTGACTCGGAAATCCTTTAGTACTTGATACTTCTATTGTTGTCTCTGAGGAAGTAATATTGGAAGATAGTGATGAACTATCCAGAATGACTTCTGGTATTAAATTATCTAACTCCAAATATTGGTCTAAATTTTCAGCAATATCAACTGGACCGCCCTGATATTCCTGAGATATGTAATATTGCTTTAAAAATTCCGATGCATTTGGATTTTCATCCAATATAAAACTTGGAAGTTGGCTCTCAATAATTTGCTGAACCTTAACTCTAGATTCAAATCCAGTCTGTATCATATTAGTTTCTTGTTAGATTCCCGTTTGAGTAACTTGATGTATAATAATCTCTAGTAAACACATTTCCTGTTATTTCATCACCAGAAGCAATTACATCTCTTCTCATATTTATTTGACTTTTCGAAATATCAAAAGACAGATATAAATCTTTTAATCCAATGACATCATTAGATTCTGGGAACGCCTGAATCTCAATAACTCCATTTGGTTTTTCCGTAGATGTAATATTAATTGTTCCTAACATAATTTCGCCTTTCACATAGTCAACTGTTCCGGCATCCTTAACAACAACGGTTGATTTGCCTGAAGAATCAATTTTAATTATGGAAATAACTCCTGTTTTTGCAGAAACGCTACTGGGTCTGGTTAAGAAAAGATTTGCTGCTTCTGTTGAACTAGTAATATTATTACCTGATTCCACAGTAATAGATGGTGTATCTGTTAGATATACCGTGGAAGACTCTCCAGAAATGGTGAATCCTGTTGACTTAATATTGCGTCCAGTAGGATTTATATGGAATCTATTACCAAAACATAATTCATACTGAGCAAATTGATTCAGAGAAGCACGTAGGTCTCTTCTGATTCTTACTTTGGTAATATTAGAAGTTATTGAAGTATCAGTTTTGTCAATTATACCAAGAACTTTACTATACTTAAACCTTCCACCAAATTTATTAAGGTCTAAAGATTCTGAATACTTTGTCAAACTATTGATTACTCTCGTCTTTAAACTATCCTCTCCAGAAATTTGAGAATTATTATAATATATGGAAGAATCTATTTCTACATATAGTATCTTAAGGTCAATAATTTTTTGATTGATACCAGATATAGTGTATTGTTTTAAATCGCTAAGAATTCTGGTCTTATCAAAATCCGACACATATGTTCCATTTTTTGGTTTGATGCTTAAAAGAACATTTCCAAATTCCGGAGGATCTAATTCTTCTCCACCGACAACGGCAACAGATTCTGTATTTGGATAAATCTGTTTGATAATTGCCTCATAGTCTCTAGAGGTAACCGCTCTATTTTGTGATGAATAAACTCTAGGAGCATAATATTTGATAGAGTTAATGGATTCAATGTCAGAACCATTAATCGCCGGTTGAACAGTGGTTACTGTCACATCACCAGGATCAATTACTGTTTCAACGGCATTAACTACCTTTACGATACTGCCAACAAAAGAGAATGAACTAGGTCCATTGCCATCTCTACCATCAGTAATAATATAATTTGCAGTTATTATAGTTCCATCGGAACCAACTTCATCGCCAAGTTTTTTACCAATTATTCCATCTCCAAAAATAAGTTCATATTTCTCATCCTGTATTTCTTGTATAAGATAAATTCTTGATT